GCTCCTATATTAGGCTATGCTGATGACTTGTCTCTTAAAATAAAGTCTAATAATATTCATCCTATGGCTGTAACTAATATAGAATTTGTAGGAAAATTTAAAACTAAAGTAAGCTTACTCGGAGGATAATATGCCAAACAATAATACAGAAGCTACAACATATATTAAGTTTGGGGCACAAGCATCTCCAACATTTAGTTATTTAAACGATGCTAGCGGTAATGCATTTGCTGCTAATTTTAATAGCTCATATAGTGATCAAGATCAAATAGAAGTATTAAGAGGTGTTGCCTGGCTTCCCGCAGATGGTGCTGAACCTACGGCTGAAGAACTAAAGACTGTATATATACTACCGCATGCTAATAAATCAGGTAGTCCCATGTATTCTATAAATGAAACTGATAAAACTATTACTTTTATTACAGAAAATGTTACTACTGAATATGATTGGATAGATGGACAGCATCACAATCGAGGAACTGGTAATGTAACTCTAGCTTCTTATACTCATGGTGATATTATAACTATTAGAAGAAAAACTGATGTTAATAAGCCTGGTCAACAATGGACAACTGGTTCAAAGATTACTGCAACTAGATTAAATTCTCAGTTCACCCAACTCTTAAACCTATCACAGGAAATTCGATCTTTTGTTCTTAATCCTCTAGATTTTGATACCTATATCGGACAAAAGAATGGTGTTTGCCCACTAGATGGTAACAAGAAAGTTCCTTTACGACATATACCTGCTAGCCTAGGAGGTAGTGAAGGAGAAGCTTCTGCTGATTTGTCTGATAATTCAATAGGTGAGCTATCAAATGTAAGTAGCACCGCTGCTACTGCCACTACTTCAACCCTAGTCTATGATACTGGTACTAATAAGTGGACTCCAAAAACTACCTTAGATAATGTTATAGATATTAGTTCAGCAGTAGATGGACAGATAGTACAATGGGATGATGGTAATACTAAGTGGTCTTTAGCTAACTTTGCATTAGGAACTATGACGGATACTACTATAGCTAGCTCTCTTAATGCAGGAGAAATCCTACAATATAGAGCAGGTTCTACTAATAGTTGGGTCAACAGTGGTGGAGCAACACCAACAGATGGTCAAATCTTAGCTTGGGATGCTGCTACTACAAGATGGGAACCCATAACATGGGATGGTACAGTTACTGCAGATGCTTTGTCTGGTCACTCGTTAAGTGAACTAGGAGATATGACTTATCCTGGTGCTTATGATTGGGAAGAAAATGACTTTATGGCATATTTCTCAGATCCACAATTCTTTAGACCAAAAAGTGTAGATATCTATGATCTAAATGATGTTAAATATGCTGGACAGAACCCTTTGATTGCTGACGGGAACTGGTTGGTCATGGATAATAGTATAAGAAAGACAGATGATTCCTCAAATGGGTGTTGGGCCTGGGGAGCTCCCTTTTACCTAACTGAAGGCATAGATTTGGACAACCCTGCACACCAAGGAGTAATAAAGTATACTAACCAGGATGGACTAACACTAGAACCCCTGAATGTTAATCATCTAGGAGATGTTCTAGCACAGACTAGTCAAATGGATGAAGGTTATATGTTAGTTTATAGTAAGGATGATGAAACATGGTATGGTCAAGACCCTAATAGTGGTCTTGTAGGAGCAACTGGTGGCTCTACTGGCGGAGGTATAGTAGAAGTAACAGCAACTTATGATGGAGGCATTCCTTTAGGTGAGTACTATCAAACCTATGTAGTTAGACAAACTATTCAACCTATTTATTGGTATATATTTGCGGTGACAGCTGATGATGGTGTGGGAGAATACCAAGGAACTCAGAATAGGGCTCTAGAGTGGGAAATAAAAATAATACCAGCTTCAGGAGGAGCTTTTGCAGACTTTGATCATGGTTGGGCTGGCGTAAACTTTGAAGGTGGTGCTCAAACTTGGTTCGATCTAAATGGAGGAGATCGCTTTTCAACAAGCAATAATCATGCAGGTATGAGAACTAAGAAGATTGTGGCTGAAGGTGGTGGTACTGGTGCTTCTGACAGAGAAAACTGGTATACTCATGATGGAGATAGTGTTCCTGGAGACTACGGTAAATTATATGAAGGTGATATTTTAGTTTTCAAGCCAACAAGATGGTATGTACCTAACTCAAATCCTATGCATATTAACATGATTTTCCAGGAAGTAGAGGCATAAACTGTGGCAAACCTATTTGTATCTAAAACAATAGCTAACAATAGAGTTAACTATTTAGACTTAGGGATTGATCCTAGTAAGCCCCACAAAGATCAGATTCTAGTAAGACGGCTATTGGATTTCTCTTCTGTCTATGCCCTAAATGATAACACACCTTCGGCAGACTTAGAAGATAGCCCACCTACAGTAAGAGAGACTAGAACCATTTATACTCTTCCTAGTTCTTCTGCTTCTGGTAGTTCTATGTATACAGTAGATGAGTCTACTCATGAAGTAGTATTCTCTACTGCTACCGCTGACTATAAATGGCTAGGTGGTGGAGTACACCACAGTCGAATAAATAATAATGGAGTAGCTTATGATATACAGCTCCCTGTTGCTGCTGCAGGAGAAACTGTACAAGTTATTCGTAAGGCAGTAATAAATATAGCGTACACTGCCTTCTCTGCTGATGCTCAGGTTAAGTCTACAGATTTACACTACTTTTATAAGCAGATTGCAGATACTTTAGAAGAAGCTTTGGCTGAAATAAGACATCCTGAATTAAATATTCAACTAGGAACACCAATAGGCTTGTGTTCCCTAGATACTTCTTCTAAAGTATCTACAGATAATCTAAGCTCAGCAATGACTGGTCTAAAATCTACTGGAACGATTACATTTACTGGTACCTCAGTTACTGATGGTACAGAAACAGTTATATTAATATCTACTGATGGAACTACTAAAACTTATACAGCATGGCCTAGTACTAGTATTCCAGATAGACAATTTAAAGCAGATACTTCTGCTGTGTTCTCTGCTGCAAGATTAAAAGAATGTATTGAGGGTGATGGGAATCATAGCGGGAAAATTTCTGTGGTTGATGACTTAGCTGGAAAGTTAACTCTTACTCAAGAGACGGGTGGTACTGATGGAAATAGGGCTATTGTCGAAACTTTAACTAACTGTACAGCAGTAGACTTTGCAAGTATTGTAGAAGGTGATATTACAGGATCTAATTTAGAGGATCTTAAAAATGTAGATCTTACTGGATTACTTTATTCTGGTCTTAATGGATATGAACTAGGATGGGATGGCTTGAAGTGGGTACCCAGATATCCTTTGTTTGGAATTGTAAGCCCTACCTCAATAGATGATAATGCTGTGCTGTCTTGGAATACTGATACACTAGAACTAAAGCTTCCTGTCTTACAAAATTTAACAAATGTTAATGTTACAGCTACTGGAGCTGCATTGCAGGGACAGGTAATATTATCAAAAATAAACCAAAGCTGGAGAAGCTCAAAGAGATATGCACCGCATCAATTTGCTACTCTTGAATGGGACGATACTTTTAAGGTATATTTTCCTGGGCATCAAGTCGATGATACAGAACCAAAGGTAAACGGATTTCTCTATGGAGGAACTAATGTTCCCTTTGCAGGAGTTGAGACTGACTCTCACTGTGCCGACAACCCTTGTCCTCAAAATTATCAGGGCTTACCAAATACTCCAAGTGATGGTAGTTATTTCGGAGAACCTTGGAATACAAGCGGAACTGCAACAGTACTTTCAGACTTTGGAGATGTTACGATTGACTATTCTATTCCTGCCTGGAATACATCTGGAGATACTGTTAATCAATTCATGGGTACTCAGCTTATAGTCTGGGATACTTCGTTAACAAATACTATTACGGATGATGATGGTAATCTTATTGTTAATGGAGGAGTTGGTCAGTGGACTAATAAGCATGTTAATCTTCAAGATATGACTAGACCTACTGGTGAGGGCGGGTACGGAGATGATGATGGCGGATATCCTCGTCCACCAATAAAGATAGACTATCCTACAGAAAGCTTTGTTCCAGATGGTCAGGTTCTTCAATGGAATAGTAGTAACTCTACTTGGGAAAGCAAGACTGCAAGAGAGGCACTAGAAACTTATTATACTAATATAACTTCTGGGGGCTGGGTTGAAGATGCTGTTCTAATCGCAGATGGTCCAAACGATCTTGCTAATAGGCCACTAAAATTAGATGAAGTTGGTTTTATGCGACTTACAAATGATGGTGAAACAACAGGAGCCAAGCCTGCAGAGGGTGCTAAGATAGTATGGAATGATCAAGGACAGTATTGGGGAGCTACTGCATGGGAAGGTGAGGCGGAAGATACTGTAGAGTATGGTACGGCTAATCTAATGGTATCGTTTAATAAAGATTTACCTGCTTTTGGTGACGCTGATTACTATGTAAACCGTGTTGAAACTATTCTTATACCTAGAGATATGACTATTACAGGTATACAGTTGTTGTCTGTTACTGGTGCATCATTAGTACGGCCTGAATTGCAGCCTAATCTTACCTTTGGAAGAAGTGATTACTATCACCAAAACTGGAGAGCTGCCGATGGCAGTAAAGGTATAGGAGAAGCTTTTACAGAGGGATGGTTAATATATCATGAGAACGCTAATACATGGGATGAAGATGGAGATCCTACAGGATTAGATAGCTCTATTGAATTAATTAGTAGAGCTAAGCCTGATGATGGTACATCTAATGATTGGGTGGGTACTGAAGGAGATCAAGGCCCGTTCTGGGGAATGATTACATACTCAGATATTTATCATATAGATGGGTTTGGTAATCAGTTATTGCCCAATAATTCCAAAACTAATCTAACTGATCATAATACCGCTGATGGTTATGGCTATAGTCCTATTACTCAGACTACTCTTTCTCAAGGAGATTTATTACATTTTGTATATAAAGAATCGTGGGCTCATAGTAATCCAGTTTTCCATGACCCAGACCAATCATGGAGACAATCAACAATAGTACTTTATGGAGACGAAGGAATAAGTGCATGAATACAGATAAACAAAAACTACTACAGCAACTGTTAGTTGACTGTATGTTATTAGATTTACAAGATCCAGACAAGTGTACGCCTGGATTATATCAAGTAGTACGCGGTGTACTAAATGATAATAAAGAGTCAGAAGATAGTATACCTCAGGAGACTATGGATTTTCTAGAAAGTCGATTGAGTGCTGCTATACCATTTAAGAAGGAGACAGGAACATGAAGAGTGGACCAGATAATACATCACCAAAGAATAATGATGAAAAACTAGGAAGGCGTAGCCCTATCTATACAGGAGAACTGAATGCAGTACAAGAAGAAGCAGTCGCAAAAGTTACAAAAAAGAAAACCAGCAAAAAGAAAGCCAGTAAAAAAGCAAACAAAGAAGAAGTATTAGCTGACGAATATGGTACTAAGGGCCATGATGCTGAAGTTGGTAATATTTAATAAAGAAGATGGATATACCTCAAGAAATGCTTGATGATTTTCGTAATCATCTATGGGCATGTTTTAAATACCTAGGATTAGGAGAGCCTACAGGCGCACAGTACGCTATGGCAGATGTTTTACAGAACGGACCAGTCGATATGCAACTACAAGCTGGTCGTGGCTTTGGTAAGTCTGTTATTACCGCATGCTTAGCCTCTTGGTTTCTTCTTAAAGATCCTAATACTACTATAATGGTTGTATCTGCTACGGGAAACAAAGCAACAGAGTTTATCTCTATGACTAGAAAGATCTTGGATCTTGTTCCCTACTGCGAACACCTTAAACCTGGCGATCATACTACAGATAATGCTTTTGCCTTTGATGTAGAATGTAGGACTAAGATAGGACAGGATAAGTCTTGTTTTGCTAGAGGTATTAGTTCTCAAATTACTGGTAGCCATGCTGAGTATGTAATTGGAGATGATATTGAGATTGAAGGTAACTGTGAGACAGCTAATGCTAGAGAGAAGCTCCTGAATAAGGTATCTGAGTTTGAACAAATACGAAATGTAGGTGGTCGAGTTATATTCTTAGGTACTCCTCAGATTAAAGATAGTATATATAGCCAGCTTGCTACTGGATACCCAGTTACTAAATTCCCTGCTGTTATGCCAGACAAGAACAACCTATCAGAGATAGACTCTGTTAGTGAATGGATATTACAGTTAGGAATAGAGGAAGGACAGCCTACTCAACCTGAAAGATTCCCTATGGATGTGTTATTAGAGAGAATGGCTAAAATTGGACCAAAGCTATTTGCTTTACACTATAAACTAGACACAAGTTTAGCAGATTTTGAGAAATATCCACTAAGATTGGCCGATTTACTGGTCATAGATGTCCATCCTGACATTTGTCCTGAGAAAATAGTATGGGGAAACTCTAATCCTATGAAAAGGATACCTAGTTTTGGATTAACGGGTGATATTATCTATGAACCCATGTGGATTTCTGATAAATTCGTCCCTTATACTCAAACTATTATGACAGTAGACCCATCAGGCCGTGGGAGCGACGAGACTGCCGTGTGCGTGGCTTCGTTATGTAATGGGTTTGTATACATCCATGATCTTATAGGCTACCCAGGGGGCTATGAGGAGCCTATATTGAAGAAGATAGTTAGACTAGCTATTCAGTACAATGTAAAGCTTATTAGAGTTGAATCTAACTTTGGAGATGCTATGTACTGTCAGCTTTTAATACCTGTGCTAAAGAAAATGTCTTCTAATATAGGGATTGAAGATTTTAAAGTAACGGGCAGGAAAGAAACTCGTATGCTAGCTGCATTAGAACCTGCAATTACACAGCATAGAATAGTTTTTGATAAACGTGCTATCTCTCATGAAGAAACACAAAAACAAATTACAAGATTATTCGATAAAAAGGGTGCACTTAATAAAGATGATAGGGTAGATGCTCTAGCATCAGCTATTTCTTATTGGGAAGACTCCTTATCTATATCTGTAGATAAAATTATATCTAAGAGAGTAGCTAAAGAGGGGGAAGATGTAATTAAGTCTTGGATTAATGATGATAGACGAATGGGATTGTTCTCAGAACGTCTACAGAATGCTGTAACAGGACAAAAACCTAGACAAAGAAACTGTAAGTGGACCGAACCAAGATTTTGGAAGAATAAATAGGAGGATAGTTTATGCCGTGGATGATGCAAGGTGCAATGATGGGCATGCAAGCCCTTATGGGTGCTCAAGCAGCAGGAAACCAAGCTGCTCAACAGATGACCCAACAGAACTGGGCTAATCATGTCCAGTCAATGCAGACAGATCAATCTAACAGAGATAAATCCGAAGCTAACGCTGCACAGTGGATGCAGAACCAGCTTATCTCTGAAGCTGCTTGGACTGGAATGGCAGAAGAACAAGTTTATCTTAGATATAACTACAATAATGACACAGGACATCTATCTAGAAAATCAAAACAAAGCTATGATGCTTTACAATCGACACTAAGCCATAGAAATATTAAAGGGGGAACTGCCAAGGCTCTTATGAGACAGCAACAAGACTTAGATAGAAGAGTCTTTGAGGCAAGAGCAATTACCCATGGTAATCAAATGAGAGATACTGAACGAAAGCGAGACAGGATGCTTTCTAATAGAAACTTTGGATATGCTAAACATGATACCTTTATACCTGCAGCTAATTTCACAGACCCAGATTCTGCTTATAAGAGTGCCCTAACTACTGGTCTTATCAAAACAGGCATAGGAACCTATACAGCATATCAAGAAAATAAAATGTTAGAGGGACAAAAGAAAATAGATCAAACTATGTGGGAATATTATAATGATCTAATGGATCCTAATAAACAGAATGAGAATAGATGGTGGGAGACTTCTCTCTATGGATAATAAACTAAAACAAATAGAGGTCTTAAATTCTGTAGTTAAATCTAAAGGTGCAGATATAGATAAGTTCAATGTTCCTTCCCTAGTAGGAAAAAGAGAAATTGATCGAATGCAAAAGGTCTTACTTGAGACAAAAGGAATGCATCCTCAAGATAGATACCTAAGATTTCTAAGAGAAGACATTCTAGTTAATGAACATACTAAAGATATTTACTATGAAGTTTTAGAAAACCTACATCCCATGGGGAAAAAGCATGCTTATAAACAGATACGAAAAGACTTTGAAACTAAGATAGCTGGCTATCAGAACGCAGAAGAAAGAGAAGGATATCTTAGAGATGTCTTACCAAAGCTACCAGCAGATATGCTGCCAGATATGGAAAGATTCTTTAATGTTAATGCAGATTTAATTAATGCTAAACAGAAACAAGCTAATAGAGTTGTTCAGTATCTAGAATTTGGTAATCTTCTTAACAGAAAATTTTCTTTTGTTTCATTAGATCCAAACAAGAGTTTAGAATCTCATGTTCAAGATTTACTTAAAGCATATGGCTTGGGATTTGATAAAGATATAAAGTATGTTGATGGTACAGCTACAATTCCAGGGCCCGAAGGAACAAGACAACCTGCCTACTTAGTACCCTCAAATAAAAATATTGAAGATGAGTTTATTATGCAAATGGATCTCGCTCCTATAATTAGAACTCACTTAAAACCAATTCTGGATTCTGCTAGACAGAAAACTGCAGAATCAGAACATGAGGCTACAGAATCTATGTTCTATAATTTAAACAAACTACCTCAGGATATACAAACTAATGTATTAATTGATTATGCTATGGCTCAGAAAGCAGATACCGTATCTATTGTCAATCAGGGTATAGAGTCTATTATAGACCGAGAAATTAAAGAGGGAGCTATTCATACAATAAACGATATTGTTATTAGTATGGGTATTCATAAAGATCGAATTAAAACTACTATAGCAGAAAGGTTAACAGATGTCCAACGGAGATAATCCCACTAGAATTCAAGGATCAATGGTAGACTTAACAATAAAAGATGATCCTACCAAAGACATTGGTCAGGCAGGTAGAGTTGTATATGCTCAACAAACTTTTGAAGACAATCATGCAAATCTATTTGAAGATATTGTAATGGGCTTAGAAAATTTAGACTTCCTTGGCTTAAAAAAATTAGATATGAAAAGTAAAAGTATAGATATAGCAAAGCAGAAACATGAGTATGAGAACCTAAGGGAGTTAGAAATAAATAGTACAGCAACCAAAGTTACTCGGTTAACAAACTTGGGTTCAGACGCAGAAGCTATACTTAATCAGCAGTCCAAAAGATTAGGATACGGGAACCAATTTAATTGGGAGATATCCGATTTTGAGGAAGATGAAAAAATGTTCTTCACTCCATATCGTATAGATGAACATGGAAATATGTATAATACTTTAGAAGATCGAGATCTAATAGAAAAGATGAGAAGACAAAGTTCAATGTATAACCACATTATCTTTGCTAATAGGAGATAAATATGATAGGACCTAATCAACAAGCTTCAGACTGGTATTTGTCTATAGACAACGATCCTCTTTTAGAGAGAATACAAACTCCAACTGGCTGGAAGATTGTAGACGGGTTAGAAGAACACTTAATAGATAAAGATGATCCTGAGATACCTGCTTCTTGGAAACATATTACTAAGCCAGATCGTCCTTATTTAACCAGTCCCAAAATCCAAGATAAATCAGGTATTTGGAAGAGATATAACCCCTTTGTTTCTAAACATCACACAGTAACTCGTGATGATTCACGACGACCATGGACGGGTGTATTGTTTGAACCAGATCTTATTGACAAGCTCCCCTTTTCCTCGGCTAAAGATATACTAGAACAGGCAACATCTGAGCCCTCCAACCTAGAAAGATCTTCAGGAGAATACAGAGAACCTACTGGATATGGTTTCGATCAGCTTAAGGAAGACTGGAGTGGTAGCTATTTAGGTAAAAAAGGAACTAGTCTCTGGGAACATATTAAAAAAATACCAAGTGCTTTTGCTAGGATTGGTACATTTGGTACAGAATTAGATTCTAAGTTTCAAGAAAGGTTTGGAGTCTCTCCTGGAATAGGAGATGTATCGGTTGAACCTGAACTGGGTGATATAGGAGATGCTATAGAATCTGTGGGCGATTGGGCTGTTTCGGGAGTAGGTTGGGATGGGGTGGAAGAGAAGAAAGAACGACCTGACTATAGTTATCAACGAGCATGGATGAGGGGAGGCCCCGCAAGTTTGTTTAGTAAGGCAGGGACAGGTGTTAATACATCGGGGTACGAATATTTAATAGGATATATAAAAGAATCTCATAAGCTAGAACAAGACTTAATAAACCAAAAAGACCTACTTAAGAAGAGTGGAATTGATCCTATGACAGATCAAGATTTTTCCTATACTAAAGAAAAACTTGATGGCCTTTATAATAAAATACACACCATGTCTGATAATATTAAGAAATGGAGACAGGGTTATAGCCTAAGTATTTACAATTATATTAATATAGAAAGCGATAGAATTAGAAACGAACTTGCTCATCTTGGACTTGAGAAAGAACCTAAACCATCTATACACAAAGTAGAAGATCCTGTAGAAAAGATTGATATAATTAATAAAGACAATCAAGATACAATTGAAAATAATTTGGCTAAAGATGTTATAGAAAATACTGGTAGTATTCCAAAAGGAGCATACGATGCTTACTACTTTGAACCCCTAAACCAGCAAAAGTATAAAGAAATTAAAGAACCTATTGATGAGATTAGAAAGTCTCAGAATAGGTTTTTCAATATCAAAAATGAAATCTCTACCATGGCTAATAAAACTTATTCTGAAGGATTATATAGGCAGACCGATCCTTATATAATTGGATCAACTAAACAACTCGTACAGATGCTAGTAAAGGCACCAGATCTTTCTAGCCAAGAACAAGGTATATTACTAAAAGATATTATTTCTAATTTAGATATTATTACTACTAGACTAGATAGTTCAACTCAACGATCAACAGAGTGGGGAACAGAAAACTCTACTGAAGAGTTATTAAAGTTTGCCTTTAGAGATATAGGATCTAATAGTACTGAAATAATGGCCAGCTTAATGAATATGATAGATGATATTAATACATCTTTGATAGTTCTACACGAAGAGAGAGCTGATCCTGTACGAAGTCTAGAGAACTTTGCTCTAGATATGATGAGAGAAAATGTTAATCATGAGTTAAAAAGTATAGAAGATATGAACGCTTATGTTGGTGGACTTATGGCACAGGGCAGTAAAACTGGGCAATATACTCATGGTGAAGTCGTAAGAGGTTTAGAGATTTATAATTCTGTGATGAAAAACGCTAAGCAATTCATGGGTAAGAAAAGTGTTAATGCTGGAATTGAGTCAGATATGACAGAGTTTCTTCATTTTCAAAGAGTACTGAATGATGATGGAAACATAGGTCCAGTTAAGAATAGTGTTAGTCCTAATAACTACTTGATCCGCGATAAGAATCATAGGGCAAATCCAGATGAGGCAAGAGATTTACTAGAAGGCCAACGCTATATTGTTACCCAAGATTTTGCCAAAGACTTTAGACATTATACTAGAAACATTCCAGCATTCTCCGAGTTATCTGAAGAAGAGATGATGGGTTTAGCCAATAATGCTGTTGGCAATATATTTATAGATAATGCTCCAAACGGAACTGGAGAACTAAATACTAGGAGTTTA